GCCTTGCCGCCCGTACCCGCCTCATGGACGCCCTTTCAGCCCTAGACCGCCATTACTACGGCCGCCGCAACATGGGCCACAGATCCAGCCATGCGCCCGACTATCGCCCTATGATCCTCGGCGCCGATCACCACCAGGAGGCAGAACCCGCCGCTTGACACGGGTACTCATTTGTGAGAGAAATTTCGTCCAATCCAAGGCTTCGCTCAACAGCGGGGCCTTTTGTGTTTCTGGCGGAGGTCTGGTCGTGTCCAGTCCAAGCGTTGGGCAGTGCGCGGTGATGGTAATCAATATCGGGATCACCAGCGAAGGATAAGCGGTGCGAAAGCACAGGAGCGACGGAGATAGGCCCTCTACCCGAATGCGCCTTGAACCATTCCGAAAAGCATTGTGACGTTCACCTGCGATCCTCGCCAGACACCACATTGAGCAACCATAGCGCGCACAAGTGCCAATCGCCCACCGCGCGGTAACACCAAAGGGTTGAATGAGCGACCATCGAAGCGCACAAGCAACCCTCTATCGCGCATGGTACAAGACAAGGGCATGGCAGCTCATACGCCGCCACCAGCTATCAACCGAACCTCTATGCCGCATGTGCAAGGCGCAAGGCCAGACCACCGCAGCAACGGTCTGTGACCACATCGAGCCTCACAAGGGCGATAGAGCATCATTCTTCTCAGGCCCGTTTCAGTCTCTATGCAAGCCCCATCACGACAGGGACAAGCAGCAAGAGGAACGCCGAGGCTTCAACACCACGATAGGGCTTGATGGCTGGCCGAGCGATCCACGGCACCCAGCGAACAGATAGATGCCCCCGGGGGGCCGGGTAAATCGCTAGAGCGGTTCGCTTTCTGGTCCGGCGCCTGAATGCAACGTCCATAAACCGTAACTTTTCAGGTTTCACGTAACAAAAGGTTTCAAGCCAAGATGAAGAAGCGAGGCCGACAATCGACGGCGGCGCTGGCGACCGTTGTCAACCCTGCTGATCGCATCCAGATCGTGAACAGGCTCAAGCCTCCGCATGATCTCACGGATGAGGAAGTTGAGGTATGGGCCGCGGTCACGTCTTCGGAAGCGGCTGATTGGTTCAATGCCGGGAATGTCCCGCTGCTGACGCAATACTGCCGACACGTTGTCAGGGCGCGTCATCTGGCGGAAATGATAGACCGGGCGACAGGAAGCGCCGAGGCGCTGGCGATCGAGGATTATGACCGGCTGCTGAAAATGCAGCAACGTGAAAGCGGGGCGATTGCTTCGCTGGCAACCAAGATGCGGATCAGCCAACAGTCGCTGACAAATCACCGTGGCAACAAGAAAAACACCCAAGCGCGCAAGCCCTGGGAAGCCTAAAGCGGCGGCGGTGTCCGGGCCATGGGCGCCATACGCCAGCCGCTCGGCTCGCAACATCGCTTGGATCGAGCGTTATCTTAGGGTGCCGGAAGGCATCTACGTGGGCAAGCCGCTCAAGGTCGCGCCCTACATGGTCGAGGACTTCGAGGCGATCTATGACAACCCGGCAGGAACGAGCCGGGCCATCATAACGCGGGGCCGAAAGAACGCGAAGACGACTGAATCCGCTATGATCGTGCTGCTGCATACTTGCGGGCCGGAAGCCAAGCCGAACTCGCAACTGTTCAGCGCGGCGCAATCGAAAGAGCAGGCGGCGGTTCTGTTCGCACTTGCGGCGAAGATGATCCGCATGTCGCCGGCGCTGAACGATGTCTGCACCATTCGAGATACGAACAAGCACATTCTCTGCCCTGAACTCGGCACCTGGTATCGGGCGCTGTCTGCCGATGCTTCGACCGCCTACGGATTAAGCCCGGCGCTGACGATCCATGACGAGCTGGGGCAGGTGAAGGGCCCGAAATCGGAACTTTACGAGGCGCTTGAAACCGCCACGGCGGCACAAGAAAGCCCGCTGTCTATCGTGATCTCGACGCAGGCCCCGACTGACGCAGACTTGCTGTCACTGCTGATTGATGACGCGAAGACGATGCGCGACCCGACGACGGTGTTGCGGATGAACTCTGCGGATCCCGAGATCGACACGTTTTCAGAGGAAGCTATCCGGCAGGCGAACCCAGCTTTTGACCTGTTCATGAACAAGACCGCCGTTCTCAAGATGATGGCGGATGCTCGGGAAATGCCGAGCAAGCAGCCGGAATTCGAGAACCTTGTTCTCAATCGCCGGGTGCAGATGAATGCACCATTCGTTTCGAAACAGATTTGGGACGGCTGCGGCGCTGAACCCTTGGAAGATTTCGAAGGGTTGGAAGTCTTCGCGGGCCTTGATCTTTCCGAGACGAGCGACTTGACGGCCTTTGTCCAGATCGCGCGGCACGGCGGGGCGTGGCATGTCAGACCGACATTCTGGCTTCCCGCGGCCGGGCTTCGTGAGAAGTCGGCGCAAGATCGGGTGCCATACGATCAATGGGCCAAGGCCGGGTTTCTCGAAACCACGCCGGGCAAGTCGGTCGAATACGAATATGTGGCCGCTCGCATCTTCGAACATCACGAGCGGGTGCCGTTCAGCAAGATCGCCTTTGACCGCTGGAATTACCGCCACTTGAAGCCCTGGCTTCAACGGGCCGGGTTCGCGGATGAGGAACTTGAAGGCGACAACGCCATCTTTGAGGAATTCGGGCAGGGCTTCGCTTCGATGTCCCCGGCGCTGCGAACGCTCGAAAGCCTACTTCTGAATGGGCAGATAGCCCATGGCAATCATCCGGTGCTTTCGATGTGCGCCGCCAATGCAACCACGCAAACAGATCCCGCAGGAAACCGCAAATTGAGCAAGTCGAAGTCACATGGCCGGATTGACGGCATGGTCGCGCTTGCAATGGCGGGAGCCGTAGCAGGGGCACACCTGCCGCAAAACGCTCCAATCTCATCCCCTTGGGATGACCCGAACTATAGTCTGGTGGCCTGATGAAGGTGCTTGGCTTCGACATTCGCAGGGCTTCGCCTGTTGCGGAAACCCGCAGCACGGCGGAAAACCCGCGCATTCCGATCAGCGCTGAGAACTTCCTTCAGGTGTTCGGCATCAGCACGACCAACTTGCCAGACGTTACGATTGATAAGGCGCTTATGGTGCCGGCTGTTGCGGCCGCAGTCGCGTTTCTGCCCCGCACACTGGCGGCGCTCCCGCTTCACGCCTACCGGAAGACGAAAACCGGGCCGGAAAAAATGACCGGCAAGATGGAGATCGTCATCCACGAAAACCCGAATCCCTACATGGATTCGTTCAAGTTCCGGCAGTATTTCTGGCAACAGGTATTCACTGGCGGGCGTGGCCTGGCATGGATCGAGCGCAACGGTCAGAACATCGAGGCGATATGGCCGATTGAGCCGGGCAAGGCCACAATTCAGCGCACTGGCGGCAAGATCATTTATGGCTTCGAGGGCCGGGAATACAAAGCCGAAGACATCATCGACGTGCCGTTCATGCTCAAGCCTGACATGCTGGGCGCCTATGGCCCGATCAATCTGGCGGCGAAGGCCATCCAGCTTGCCCTTGCCATGAATGACTACGCCAGCGGGTTCTTTGCCGGTGGGGGTGTCCCGCCGCTTGGCCTGTTCGGGCCGCTTCCGGCTGGACCGGATGCGATGAAGCGCGCCACGGCTGACGTGAAACGGGCGATCGACAACGCGAAGCAGAGCCATACGCCAATATTCCCGATGCCGACCGGCTATGAATTGAAGCCCATCGGATTCGACCCCGAGAAGGGGCAAATGACGGAAGCGCGGCGGTTCCAGATCGAGGAAATCGCGCGAGCCTACCAGTTGCCTCCGGTGTTCTTGCAGGACTTGAGCCGCGCCACGTTCAGCAACAGCGAACAGCAGGACTTGCACCTCGTAAAGCATCTTGTCGGCCAGTGGGCGCAGGCGCTTGAGGGCGAGATGAACCTGAAACTGTTCGGGCGCATGAATTCGACCCGCTACGTCGAGCATAACGTGGACGGTCTGCTCCGCGGCGACTTCAAGAGCCGCATGGAAGGCCATGCACGGTCGATTCAGGCTGGCATCCGGACGCCGAACGAGGCCCGGTTGCTCGAAAACATGCCTGCACATGACAACCCGGCTGCGGATCAACTGTTCATTCAGGGCGCCACGGTGCCGTTGAACGACGATCCGGCACCGGAACCCGCCGAAACACAACCGGAACCGGGCGACACGCCACCGAACGACGACGAAGGAGGGGCCGATGAGCCTTGAAGAATGCTGGGTTCCGTCCCCTCATTCATCCGAACACGAGGTTTCTTCGTTCGGAAATGTGCGCAGAATTGTTAAGAGCAAGAAAAATCACCTGCCCGGCATCATGCGCCTTCGCCAGCTGCCGACTGGTTATCTCAGGGTTGGCGGCTTTAAGGACGGGAAAAAGGCGGATTTCTACGTTCATCGCCTTGTCTGCGAGGCTTTCCATGGCCCTGCGCCGACGCCGCTGCATGAGGTGGCTCACGCGGATGGGAACAAGCAGAACAACCGGGCATCAAATTTGTCTTGGGCTACTCATCGTGAAAACGAGGCAATGAAAGAAGCGCATGGAACGAAACTGTTCGGAAGCCTCATAGGCAATTCGAAGCTGTCTGAAAATGAAGTGTTGGCAATTAGAGCGATGGCAGGAACCCGCCCGCAATGGTTGATCGCGCAGCTATTTGGTGTTTCGCAAATGACGGTTTCGCAAATTTGGCGAAACGAGACATGGAAGGTTGCGGCATGAGCGACACGTTTGAAAGGCGAGGCAGAAAATCAATTGAATTTCGCGCCGATGGTTCAAAGAAAATGGCGGCTGGGTACGCTGCCGTCTTCAACACGCCTGCCGAGATTGGCGACTATTTCCGCGAGATCATCGCGCCTGGGGCATTCGCAGAAGCCATCAAGGGCGATGTGCGGGCGCTGGTTGACCATGATTCAGGCCGCGTGATCGGGCGTTCCACCGCTGGCACCCTTCGCCTTTCCGAAGATGCTACCGGCCTTGCTGTTGAAATCGACCTTCCTGACACATCCGATGGCCGCGACACGGCAACGCTGATCGAGCGCGGCGACATCACCGGCATGTCATTCGGGTTCATCGTCACGAAAGAGACGTGGGACGAAACCGGCGAGATGCCGACCCGAACCATTCATGCCGTGGATTTGCGCGAAGTCTCAGTCGTGGCCTTCCCGGCCTATGATGAAACCTCGATTGCGCTCCGCTCGCTCGATGAGGCCCGGAAACAGAAGGGTCTGCACAATCACACCGCCGCATCCCGTCGCATTGCCGCGCGCAAGGCGAAGATGGAGCAGCGGTTCCGCAACATCTGACTTCACCCGGCCCGCCCGGAGACGGTTCGCACGGTATGACGCCGCGCGGGCTTCCTAACCATGAGCAACGAAAGGAAATCACCATGTCGCTCACCGAATTGCAGGAAAAGCGCGGCCGTCTGGTAACTCAGGCCCGCGAAGCTCTTGAGGAAATCAAGAAGAACACCGACGAATCCCGCGCCGCTGAACTCGAAGCCCGCCATGACAAGATCATGGGCGAATTCGACACGCTCGAAGCGACCATCAAGCGCGAGGAGCGCCAGGCGGAGATCGAAGCCCGCGCCGAGGAAGCCCGCGCCAAGATGCGCCCGATCCCCGGCGACGGCCAGACCCGCGGCCAGAACGATGACGGCAAGATCGAATATCGTGATGTCTTCCACAAGATGCTCCGCGAAGGCGGCGACATCTCCGCGCTGACGCCCGAGGAGCGCAATGTCCTCCGCTCCGGCGCGCAGGAAGTGCGCGTTCAGTCCACCACGACCACCGCTGGCGGCTATACCGTCCCCACGACCATGCTCCCCATGATCGTGAAGTCGATGGCTGCATGGGGTCCGATGTATGATGACAACATCTGCACGGTTCTCAACACCACCAGCGGCGAGCAGATCGACATTCCGACCGTTGACGACACTGCCGGCGCAACGCTGATGGTGAAGACGGCGGAAGGAACGGGACTCACCGATGACGGCGGCGCCGATGTCACGTTCGGCACGAAGGCGCTGAACGCCTATGCCTATGACACTGAATTCATCCGGTGGTCCTACCAGTTGAATTCGGACTCGATCCTGAATGTCGAGCAGCTTCTTGCCGAACTTCTTGGTGAGCGCATCGGCCGCAAGGCGAACATCGAATTGACGAACGGCGACGGCAACGGCGATCCGAACGGCATCGTCTTCGGCTCCACGCTTGGCGTTACGGCGGCTTCCGCCACGGCGCTCACGGCTGACGAGATCATTGACCTTCAGCACTCGGTCAATCCGGCATATCGCGCATCTCCCAAAACGCGCTTCATGTTCTCGGATGGCACGTTGAAGGTCATCCGCAAACTCAAGGACGGCGAAGGCCGCTACCTTTGGGATGCTGGCGACTTCTCGAAGGGCGTTGCCGGAACGATCCTCGGCCAGCCCTACAGCGTCAACCAGGCGATGAGTTCGGTGGCAACCACCGTCAAGTCGATCGTCTATGGCGACTTCGGCAAGTATTTTGTCCGCAAGGTCGGCGGCCCGATGATCGGCGTGATGCGCGAGCGTTTCTGGCCGAACCTAGGCATTGCGGGCATCGTCCGCATTGACGGCGAATTCGCGGACACCGCGGCCATCAAGCATCTTGTGCATCCGTAACCGGAACATTGAGGCGGGGCTTCAGCCCCGCCTTTCTCCTACCTCACATCACCCAAAGCGCATGGCGCTAGAGGTTTGAAAGACCTCGCAGCAAAGGGAAAAAATTATGACTTACAATGCGGGCATCTATCGCAAGCAGGGCGGCAACGAAATGGTTGTCGGATCTGGCGCGCGTCTCAACCAGACCGCCGTGGTCAACTATTTCACCGACTTCCTGGGCGATGCGCTTGAGGATGAATTGCTGGCTGGCGTTGGTTCCGGCACTGGCAACGCGGTTGCGCTGTCTGTTGGCGTCAATGGTCGCGCTGAAATCAAGACTTCCAGTGCTGATGCTGCTATCGGCGCTAATGGTTCAAGTCTTTCGCTCGGTGCGCTAAACTGGCGCGCTGATCAGGGCGGACTTTGGATGGAAACCCGCGTTCAGATCGACAACATCGCGGATGTGATGATCTTCATCGGTTTCACCGATGCGCTGGCATCCACAGTCGAAGCGCCGATCTTCCTCAATGCGGCTGATCTGGATTCGGATGCCGACAACGCTTGCGGCGTTCTGTTTGACACCGATGCCACAACCGATCAGTGGTGCCAGGGCGGCGTAAAGGCCACCGTGGACACGGTTCCGGTTTATTCGGGCGCGGCCCCGGTGGCTGCCACCTGGTACAAGGTGCGGGTGGAGGTAAGTGCAACGGGTGCCGTTCAGGGGTTCATCAATGATGTCGCCATCGCGCCGGCTGTTGCTGATGCCGTGACGATCACCACGCCACTCACGCCGATCATCTTCGTCGCCAATCGCGGCGCGGCTGCTCGCAACGTGCTGGTGGACTATATCGAAGTTCAGGCGAACCGGGCCTAACGTGAGAATTCGCGCGCTTGTTTATATCGCCGGGGCGGGGTTTTCACTCAGCCCCGGTGATGAAACAGACCGTTTCCCTCCAGATGAAGCGATCCGGCTTGTGGCAAAGCGCGCAGCTGTCATGGTTGACGCGGTGCCGTCCATCCAAACCGCCGTGCTTGAAAATCTCAGGATTGAAACCCGCAAACCCAAAAGGAGCCGCCGCTGATGTGGTACGCCGCAACGGTCGCCGCCCCATCGACTAGCGCCGAGCCGATAAGCCTCGACACCGCCAAGGCTCAGTTCAGGGGCGAAAGCACTGACGAGGACACGCTTGTTCAGGCGTGGATCGGATCGGCCCGCGCGCACCTCGAAAGCCGTTGCGGGCTTCGTTTCGCCGCGAGAACCGGCGTCACCATGAAATGCGACAGCTTCGCAGACCTTTCCCGGCTTCCGGAAGCGCCGATCACGTCCATCACGTCGATCACCTATGTGGATGAGAACGGCGACACGCAAACGCTCGCCACCAGCGTCTATGAGGCCCGGCTTGAGGGCATCGAGCCGCATGTGGTGCTGAAATATAATCAGGTGTGGCCGTCGATCCAGATCGGATCACGCATCACCGTTACGGCCGCAGTCGGCTATGCGACCGCGCCAGAAGAAATAAAAAATGCCGTCGCGCTGATCGTCTCGCATTGGGACAAGAACCGCGAAGCCGCATCAGAAGCATCGCTTGAACAGCTTCCGCTTGGCGTCGAAGCCCTGATCGAGAACCACCGCCGCTTTGCCTAAATCATCCCAATAGGAGAACACCATGACCGATCTAGTCATCACCGCGGCGAATGTCATCGCGGGCACCGGAGCCGTGACTGAAAACGGCACACTTGGCGCGACCGTCACGGCGGGGCAGGCGCTCTACAAGCTGTCCACTGACAACAAGTGGTATTTGGCTGACAACAATTCCGCCACGGCTGCGGTGCGCCAGGCGACGGGCATCGCGCTCAATGGCGGCGGTGCAGGCCAGCCGGTGCGGGTGCTGCGGTCTGGCCTTGTGACCATCGGCGCCACGCTGACCGCTGGCGTCACCTATTACCTTTCGGATACACCGGGCGGCATTTGCCCGATTGCCGATGTGGGCGCGGGCGAATATAGCTGCATCATCGGCATCGCCACCAGCACATCGGTTCTGAGCGTCAATATCCAGTATAGCGGCGCGGCGCTGTAACCATGGAAGCGGGGCGGCTTGACCGCAGGATTTCGATCCTTCGCGCTTCTGCGGTCAATGACGATTTCAACCAGCCGATTGAGACATGGACCACGCTGGCAACCGTATGGGCGGAAGCCAAGCCGGTGAGCGATGGCGAGCGGATGAAGGCGGGCCAGACCTTGGCTGACAAGATGATCCGCTTCACCATCCGCTATTCCTCGACGGTTGCCGATGTCGATCCGCGCGACCGGATCACATACGATGGCCGGACCTTCGACATCGCTGGCGTGAAGGAATTGAACCGCCGCGAAGGTCTGGAAATCACGGCCTCGGCTCGAGCGGAAACGCCGTGACAAAGGAAGTGGTGAAGCTGTCAGGCTTCGCAGACCTCGATAAGGCTCTAGGGGAACTGCCCCGCGCGACCGCGAAATCCGTCCTAATTCGGACGCTTCGCAAGGCCGGGGAACCTATCGCAGAAGCGGCGCGCCAGTTGGTGCCGGTGGACCGTGGCGACCTGAAAGAATCCATCATCGTCTCCGCCAGGCTGAAAAACCCGGTGGGCAAGACGGAATTTGCCGCTGCGATGAAGGCCGGGCTTGGCAAGGCGGCCGCCGTGGGCGCGCTGCGCGATGCAAGGCGGGCCGCTGGCGGGGGTTCATTCGCTGAAATGTTCGTCGGTGCCGGGGCCTTGCCTCACGCGCACATGATCGAATTCGGAACCGAGAAAATGGCGGCTCAACCGTTCTTGCGGCCCGCATGGGATGCGGAACGCCGGGGCGCTCTCGACATCATCAAGAAAGAACTCGGGACCGAGATCATCATGGCTGCGAAGCGCATTGCCAAGAACAAGCGCAAGAGCGCCGATGTGAAATACCGGGCCTCGCTGGCCGCAATGATGGCGGCAGAGCAGGGCTACTGACATGGAAGAAAGCGTTATCTCGT